CGGACAGGATACTCCTACTCAGCGTCAGGACATAATATCAAATCTGAAACAGGATATATCAACCCTACTCCTACGACTACGAATGAACAAACAGTTGGGGGAGTAAATTTTAGTTGGACTTCACCAAACTTAGAAGCTATACCTCGTTGGTCAATAAATACAGATGGAGCAGCTTTCTCGCTCCAGGAAACTCTAATAACACCAGGATTAGATACAAGCACAACTATAACTCGTCAAATAACCACAAGCACAACCACAGAAACTACAACTACATTTGGGCAATAGCTATAATTCTTTGCCCTGCAAGGGTTTTGGCTAATACAACAGTTGCAAGTCCTAGTTCTAACGCTCAAGGTGTTGTAAACAATAATGCAACGATGATAACTCCATCAGCTATGCCATCTTACAGAATGAGTCAGGGCATAGTTTGTGCTTCTCCTAGCCTTACAATTACTCCATATTTAACAGATAGCTGGTCTTTCGCACTACCAAGAGAAACTATAACCAGAACACCAATTTATGACGAAGATACTGGAGAGATAAAATATTATTCAGAAATACCTAGATTTGAAAAAGATAATTTTAATTTAAATTATGGAATATCTGCACAATTTAATATCCCATTAGGTAAGTCTCCTGCTCTTTGCCACGAAGCAACTGAGGTAAATATTCAAGCTCAGAGATTGTTAATAAAGAAAACTAAAATGGAAATCAGTTTATATCGTTTGGAGATGTGTGCAAAACAAGCGAAATTAGGTGTTACTTTCAAGCCTAATACTCCTAGTGCTGTTACTTGTGAAGATATTATTGTTAATATTCCACCAAATCAAGTTATCCCACATACTCACGAATTGAAGTAGACAAGTCACGGGTATTAAACTTATCTACGAGTTATTATTTTACCTTCTTTTTGGTTAATTTAGAAACCGCTTGCTTCACTAATGGCCGTACAATCCCCAAAATAGCGGGAGCAGATGCACCAACCAAAGCCAAGCTAAATACCCCAACAAACTGAGGGGCAGAAGGTATGTACTGATCTTTCCACTCAACTGCTTCATAAAGAGTTATACACTCACTCCCATCTTGCCCTCTTTCATGTCCAATAACACGTTCTAACTTTTTATCGTTACGAAAGTCTCCTACTCTTTGGTCATTTTTACCAGGACAGGGAGGAAAATCTGGTGGGGGAGGTTCAGGTAATGGAGGAATATCTGGCTGTTCTGTTTCTGGTAAAGGGGGTGGCTCATTGTTGACAGGTGCTTCTTCTGTAATGACAAGATTCTTAGGTGTATAGTCAAGAGGTACAAAACTAGGAAATGGGAAATCGCACGTTGTAAATACACCATTTGGATCTTCCAATAATAAATTACGATTACCAGTATTTTTTATATCACGATGTTGATAGGTACAACCAGGAACATCAATATCTGGTGGTTTTGCTATTTGTAAATAATGAGGATTATAAGGCTCTGGTACGTTTGGAATATAAATATTAGGAATACTTATTTCAGGTATTTCCATTCATTCATTTTATTATCGGCATAGATGGGCCTGTAACTTTTGGTAAGCCCTGATCTAACATCTTCGGCATCATTCCAGATACGTTAGCGAGAATTTCATTCATAACTCGGCTCTTAAAGTTTTCTGAAGTTACATACTTGTAACCAAAGTACGCTCCACCACTCATTGAGGCTACCATTACAAATGAGATGATACTCAAAACATTAGCTATCTTTTGAAACATGATAAAGTTTGCAATTTTAAAGGCTATGTCAGTTATGAGCATAGCCGTATTACTGTTAATTATAGGTCTATCTCCTATTTACGTCACATTAGGAGTAATACAACGTCAGATGTTAGAAAAATCTAATTAATTTGCAACTTCTTCTGTAGGTTGCTCTGCAACTTCTTCTTCTTTTACAAGTTCCACTAACTGCTCATACTTAGCATTAGCAACTTTAAATTGCTCAAGAAGTTGTTGGTTTGAATTACTTAGCTTTTTAGCTTCTTCAATACCTGCGTTGTACTTCTCAGCAATAGCCTGGGCTTCTGCCTTACGTTGTTCGCATTTTTCAGATAATGTTGACATAAATTTTAAATAATTGTACTAATGATAACTAGGAATAGACTTTTTTACCATCAACGATAGCTTTGTCGATAGCAGTAAAATCTTCGCTAGTCCAGATAGATGTAGTATCATCGGTTTTTTTATAAGCCTTGATAATTTCAAGATGCTCTACATTACGCTTGATCTTGTCTTTGTATTCATCATCAGTTTCATCTGATGTTTTGGCGGTGTCGATAACAGTTACGCTATCACCAGCAGCAGAAAAGATTGCTGCAATTTCATCTGTGGTACGTTCAGCCATAATTAATTTTTTATTAAAGTATATGTTTTAATTGTATCTTGCTTCAAGAAATGTGACTTTTTTAGTAAGTTCTTTTATTGCTTTTACTAATACAGGTATGATTTCTTCATTAGTTGTTTTTAACTTTTCTAAATCTTCATTATCAACAATAACATTATGTTCACCTTCAATTTTTAGTACTTCTTGAGCTAAAAATCCATAATGTTTTTTACCATTGGTTTCTTCAGTATTACGTTCTTTACGAAACATAAAACTAACAGGATTTAATTTATTTATAAAATCTAAACCAATTTCAATAGGTGCTATTTGTGTTTTATCTCTTAAATCAGAAGTTACCGTCCATGCTACATTAATGTAAGCATTGGTAACACCAGTGTGACCCATGACGATACGGTTATTTTGTGTTGTAACGTCAAAAGTTGGAGCGTGGCTGCCATTGCTATTAAGGGCTAATGCTCCAAAGTTTCCAGATCCAGTAGTACAATTATAAAGTGCAGTACGACCAATACCGACATTATAACTACCAGTAGTAAGATTAAACAAAGCTTGATACCCTGTAGCAGAGTTTGATGATCCAGTGGTTGTGCTTTTAAGACTTTGATATCCCATTCCGTTATTTCTGGTTCCTGTACTAATAGCTAAACCAGATTCATAACCAAATAAACTATTACGAATAGCACTAGAAGAAGTAAAGTTAGTTCCAACATTTGTTCCAGCAATAGTATTTCTGTCAGAGTCAGAACTTAATCCACCACCACCGCCACCACTAGCTGCTGCGAATCCACACTCTCCATTGGCATCAACTGTTAAAACATGGCCTTCGGTGGCTGTACTACTTTTAACTACAAAATTTAAAGCTGGAACTCTAAATTTGGTGATGTTACTATCACCTAGTGTTATTTCATTATCAACAGTTGCAGAAGAAGCATCAGCATTATAACCAATAACAATATTATTATCGCCTGTTGTAATGTTATCACCTGCTTGGTAACCTATTGCAGTATTGCCGGCGCCAGTTGTGTTTGCTTCTAGTGATTTATAGCCTAGAGCAGTATTATTATCCCCTTCTGTATTATTTTCTAAAGCTGAATAACCTACAGCAACATTATAATCTCCAGTTGTATTGTTTTCTAAAGCTTGTGAACCAACAGCAACTCCTCTGAGTCCTGTAGTATTTGCTTCTAATGCTTGATCTCCAATAGCTGTACAACAACAGGCAGTTGTAATCGCACTTAAAGCATTTCTACCTACCGCAACATTCTCAATTCCTGTGGTATTAGCATCTAAAGCATTAGAACCAACTGCTACGTTTGCGTATCCTGTCGTTAGTTTATGTAAGGAATAATTACCTACACTAACATTATCATATCCACTCGTAATAACATTTAAAGCTTGTAAACCTAATGCTACGTTATGACTACCTGTTACTTCTGATCCTCTTAAGGTGTTAGCCCCAATAGCAGTGTTATAATCTCCTGTTGTAAGAGTCATACCAGCGTTGATACCTATGCCTATATTCTGTTGACCAGTTGTATTAGCACTTAAAGCGTCTTGTCCAATACCTACATTATAATTTCCTGTTGTATTAGAATCTAAAGCTTGAAGACCTAAAGCTACATTACCAGTACCAGTTGTGTTTGAGAGCAAAGCACTCTTTCCAACAGCAGTGTTATTAGAGGCAGTTGTATTGGCATTTAAAGCAAAAGCACCTACAGCAACGTTAAAAACACCAGTTGTATTTGCTTGCATTGCAACGCTGCCAACAGCAGTATTACTTCCAGATCCCGATGTTGCAGCAGATAAAGCACCATATCCCAAAGCAGTCTGATTACCAGCAGTAGTATTAGCATCTAAAGCAAGAGAACCTACTGCTACGTTCTGAGTTCCAGTTGTGTTTGCTCCTAAAGATGACATACCAACTGCAGTATTGTTAGAAGCTGTAGTATTTGATCCTAAAGCTCCTCTTCCTAATCCTGTGTTACTTGCTCCTGTAGTGTTTGCATCCATTGTGAATGTACCGACAGCAGTGTTATTTTGTCCTGTAGTCTGATTTAAAGCTGCTGCTCCAACTGCTACATTACCTGTGGCATCAGTATTAGAAGCTAAAGCATCAATACCAACAGCAGTGTTGTTACTAGCCGTAGTATTAGATGTCATAGCACCTCTACCTACAGCAGTATTACCACCTCCAGTTGTATTACTATCTAAAGCAATTTGGCCAACTGCAACATTGTTACCTCCAGTTGTGTTTGCTAATAAGGCATTAGTACCAACAGCAGTATTGTTATCTGCGGTTTCGTTGTTTTTAAGAGCTTGATGACCTACAGCAGTATTAAAATCTCCAGTTGTATTATCTGCTATTGTATTTACTCCCACTCCTACATTTTGCGTACCAGTTGTGTTCGCAGTAAGAGATAAATAACCAATAGCAATATTGTTTGAAGCAGTAGTATTAGCATCTAAAGCTAAAGATCCTACAGCAGTGTTTTGTGTTCCAGTTGTGTTTGCAAAAAGGGCCTGGTTACCTACTGCTGTATTACTACTTGCTGTTGTATTCTCTCTCAAACACTGCAAACCTATTGCTGTATTAGACTGTCCAGAGGTATTGTTTGTTAAAGATTGATACCCAACCGCTGTGTTTGAGTCCGCAGTAGTAGCAGCATCTAAAGCAAAAGCCCCAATAGCAGTATTAAATGTTCCAGTTGTGTTTGTTGCTAAAGAGTTATAACCAACGGCTGTATTATTTGAAGCGGTACTGTTTGCTCCTAATGCTGAATAACCTATTGCAGTATTTTGTTGTCCTGTTGTGTTATCGTTTAAAGCTTCATAACCTAATCCAACATTTTTAGCTCCAGTTGTATTATTTGCTAAAGAGCCTCTACCAAAAGCAGCGTTTCCGCTTGCAGTTGTGTTTGAACTTAATGCATTTTGTCCTACTGCTGTGTTGTTATTTCCAGTTGTATTGGCATCTAAACATCCCCCTCCAACTGATACGTTAAAATCTCCAGTTGTGTTCTCTCGTAATGCGTTATAACCTATTGCAGTATTTTGTTGTCCATCAGTATTAGACAATAAAGCATTGTATCCAACAGCAACATGAAAACCCTGAGTTGTATTATTTGCTAATGCATTTTCACCTACACCAATGTTTTTTGTACCAGAAGTATTATCTGTTAAAACATTTTTACCAATTGCAGTATTATTGCCACCAGTGACAGCAGCATCTAAAGCACCTTCTCCAAGAACAGTGTTACTAGAAACAGAGTTTGCACCTTTACCTACAGTTATTGAGTTTATGGTTGCGTCACCATTCACATCTAAGTTCCCAGAAGAATCTAAACGCATTTTTTGGCTAGATCCATCAACTCTAAATATTATGCTTGAATTGGATGTAGCATTAGCTCTATCAGCTACAATATATAAATTACCATTATCTGCAAACACCGCTCCATCTTCATTATTAGAAGTGTCTTGAAATATTAAAACTCCAGCAGCAGTACTACTTTGCCCAGAAATTACTAATTTACAATGATCTGTATCATCAGAAATGCTTGCTGTACCAATACCTACGTTCCCATCTGCATTTACAACTAATCTATCTGCACTATTGGTAGCATCAAAAATTCTTAAAGCACCATTATTATTTTGAATATAGTAATCGGGATCATTATTGCTATCAGTAAAGGTTATTGCTGGTGATCCTCCAGTAATAGTTACTGATCCAGAATTAAAATCTCCAGTTGTAACTATATTTTGAGATCCAAAATTAGGGCTAATTTTTGTGCCAGCTATTGCTGCACTTGCATCAATCTGTGCGTTAACAAGACCACTACTATTAAGTAAAGTTTTTATATCACTGGCTGTCTGGTCTGCTGTTGCGTTGCTTTCTATTCCGTCTAACTTTGCACCATCAACAGATATGTCTCTGCCATCTACTGTCTGAGTACTTGAAAAAGTAATATTACCCGTCATCTGCCCACCAGCAAGAGGTAGTTTTGTTGCTATTGAATTGGTGACAGTTGTCGCAAAGTTTGGATCATCACCTAAAGCTGCTGCCAGTTCATTCAGTGTATTTAACGTACCAGGTGCAGAGTCAACTAAGTTTGCAACTGCTGTATCTGTATAAGCTGTTGTCGCAACTTTTGTAGAGTTATCACTTGCTGATTGGGTCGTTGCAGTTGTGCCGTCAGCTAAAACACTGCCAGATAAACTTAAATTTCCAACAGTTGTATTAAGTGCAGCTATATCAACTCCATCAACTGTGCCTGTTACTGTGATATTCCCTGTTACGTCTATACCAGAACCAACGTCTAGGTTGCCAGCTATTGTAACTTGTTTATTACCTTGTAGTTTTAAAACTTCTTGTTGACCTGTAAAAGGACTACTACCACCATCATGCAAATGAAAAGATAATAAATTAGCTGTAGCAGCACCACCATGTTGTGCTTTTAAGGAGTGATATCTAGTTGCTAAATCTGTTCTTCCGACTCTTATAAACTCTCCTATTACGTCAGCATCAGAATGATTTATCTTCATGGTAGGGTCACTACCAGAAGCGTCTTCTACTGTTAAAACTCCTGTTGCTACAGTTCCAGTTGTGACTATATTCTGCGACCCGAAATCAGGAGAAATTTTTGTTCCTGCTATCGCTGCACTAGCATCTACGTTTGAGTTAACAATACCATTACTATCTAATAATGTTTTTATCTCTGCTGCTGTTTGATCTGCGGTAGCTGCTGTTTCTATTCCATCAAGTTTAGTCTTTAGTGCATCTGTAAAGTTATTCTGCGTTAGCCCTCCATCTCCTACAGATAACTTATTAGTCAGATTTGTATATGAAATATTAATATTGGCAGAACCATCAAAAGACGTACCAGCAATAGTTCTTGCGTTAAGTAATGTCGCTGCTGTAGAAGCTGCAATGCCAAGAGCATCTATATCTGATTTAGTTTGGTCGGCAGTTGCATTACTCTCAATACCATTTAATTTTGACAGTAGAGCATCAGTAAAAGCATTGGTATCACTATTACTTTCATAAGCAGTTTTTATTTCGCTTGCAGTCTGATCTGCTGTCGCACCTGTCTCAATGCCGTCTAATTTAGTTCCGTCAGTTGCTACGTCACGACCATCAACAGTTCCAGAAACAGTTATATCCCCCGTGACACCTAATGCTCCTGTAGCACCCGTTCCAGTTGTTACTATATTTTGACTACCAAAATCAGGACTAATTTTTGTACCTGCAATGGCAGCACTGGCGTTTATATCGGCATTAACAATACTAAGGTCAGATATGTTTGCACTCGTAACCGTAATTGCTGTAGGTAACGCTCCAGTTGCTAACTTGCTCAAAGATATAGCTGCACTTCCACTAATATCAGCATCAACAATACTTAAATCACTTATATTCGCACTCGTTACAGTTATAGCTGTAGGTAATGCACCTGTAGCAAGTTTTGACAATGCAATCGCAGCACTCGCATTTATATCCGCATTTACTATCGCTCCATCAGCTATCTTGGCACTTGTTACCGCATTACTATTTATACTGATCGCTGTTCCATTACTTGATACCGTTACGTCACCCTTATCACCATCAGGCAAACTAGGACCCTGTGGACCCTGAGTTTTTACAGTGACAACACGGGTTTCTCCGTTTACCGTAACTGTATTTTTTGTAGTTGTAACATTAACTGAAGTCATGCGGTGTATCCTTCACTTACATATATAGTACCCTCTAAATAATATTC